GTCCATTAAAAATGATGGACATTATTTTTGTAGAGCCAGAGGAAACAGACCAGACGGTTTAAATGAGCCGGTTACTATTATTCCGAACCAGATTGATAAGTAGAGAGGTTATTATGACTACTAATGATTTTATGGAAGAGCAGGAAGTGTTCAACCTGCTTGGAAAGAAGAAGACTGCTGTTTGGCGTTTACGTAAAGATCATGGTTTCCCAATGCCAGTCCTGACGTATCCAACACGTTACAGTCGCCAAGCTGTAACGCGTTGGTTAGAAAATGGAGGGATTAATAAATCCAGCTAAGTTGGTACAGCTCACATCAACTATGTAGTTTTTTGATCTTCAAGAATTTTTTGCAACTCCGCGTTGTCGTTAGCGTGAGTTGCTCTGTGGGAATTGTACTCTTCAAGAGTTTCATTGCGTTCTTTTAATTTTTGAGTGTAGGTGTTGCTTATAATATCGTGGCGATCTTGTAACACCTGCTCAAGTTGCTTACAGAAATCGTTTATCTTCTCTTGCGAGATAATATCTTTATATTTTTCAATATCCTTTCTAAGGAGTTTTTCTTTTCTTTTATTAATACTTAATAATTGCCTGTTTACACTGCCAAGTGACCATTTAAAACCAAGCGTTTTAATCCAATGAGACAAAAACATTGCCAAGCATGGAAGTGCAAGTAATATCCATGACTTAAGCGATGACAAATCTGAATCTATAAACGATAAGTGGCCATCCCAAGATGCTACAACTAAGGTAACAGCCCCAGTCAAGCCACTAGCAACAGCATTCGAAATAAGAGGTACTTTTTCGTAACTTTCAGGCGTTGTTTTGTCAGTCACTAGCGCCTCCTTTGACAGCTCTCCCCTTACGGATGGCGGACATTGCGACTTCATAGAATTCATCATCAGAAGTAACATCAATGGATTGCATGTGGCTTATGCCTTTATCATCAATATATTCCAGCAGCAATCTATGTCTTGGGGTACACATAAAGCGCAGGCGATCAAACAAAATCTTGAAAACCCAGTAAAAAACAGGGAGGACACTGAAAAAGGCCAGCCAAAAAGCAAATGCTGTCATCGTCCCCTCCCCATGTTATGTGATGTGCTATAAAATTGCGTTAACTCTACCAACTATGTACGCTTTGTCCAGTGAATTCAAGTTCTCGCGAACTAGCAAGTCCACATAGTAAACATCACTAAAAATCCCCGGTTCAAGGCCTGTTCGAACACGCTGCAAAAACTCTTCGTCTTCTATGCTTACGTTTACTGTCTCGTCTTCATAGTTTGCTCTCCATCCCGTATTTTTATCTTTATGAATAGTCAGGAACGTGATTGGAACATCTTCGAGGATTTGTTCTGAAAATGCCTGCTCCACCGGAACTCTTCTGTATCTAAATGGTTCGATTTCATTTTCAGAAACATTTACAAGCTCAACCCCTTGAGGCGTGGTTATCTTAAATGATTCATAACCCTCTTTTTGTAAAGGATTATGTATTATTTTAGATAATGACTTGCGGATAGTCGGAGATGACAAGAGTGGTCTGAAATATGATGGCGCTATAATTTCAAAACCATCCTCAAGAATGATTTTACAGTCACCATCGGCGGTCAAGGTTATACGACGTATTTGTCGGCCGTTAATGCTTCTTATTATATCTATCAATGTGTTGCCAGCAGCAAGGGCACCTGTAGCCCCCAAGCCGATAATACTCAAAACATCTAAATACTGCGTTGGATTCTGGATTACATCAATTAAATACTCAAACGACCCTTCTCGGAAGGGTTCAACATCAACATTGAAATTCTCACTTGTTCCATTGACAACTATATTAACTTCCTTCAGAAGGTTGTTTAAACCATTAAGGGATTCTGTTAAAACATCCAAATCTATTTTATGGTTAGCCAATGCCTCACCATCATATTTAACTACCAACTTTTCTACTACATTCTCTTCTAAAAACGCACCAAATTCAGACATATTAATTATCCATATTTAAGTCTAAAGAAAGATATTTTCTCTAATTCATTTATGCTAACGTAACGCTGTTACGATTCGAGCATTTAACCTAGTTGTTTAACGTGCCAGAAAATCTTTTCTGCGTATAGCTCATAAGCTTCTTTCTGCTCATCAAGCCAGTCGTGTTTGTTATACACGGCCATCACTCCAGTAAGTTCGTGCCCCAGCATCTTCTCAGTCACATGCGGCGCGACCCCCTCCCCCGACAAATTTGTCACCAGTGAACGCCTAAAATCATGGGTCGTCCAGTGCGGTATATCAATTTCCTGTTTTAAATTTCGGATGTACAAATTAGCGGTGCTTGCGTCAAGAGGCCGATCGAGGAACTTGCCAGGGAACAGAACGTCATTCCCAGCATTCAGCAATCGCTCAACGAACGGCTCCATTTGCTTGAAGATGGGTCGGCGGATAAGGTTCCCCATCTTCGAGTGCTCCTCTGGTGTTGTCCAGATCATGTCGTCCATATTGAACTCTGCCGGAGTCGCTAAACGCATTTCAGAAATGCGCGGCCCCCAGAGCAGCGTCATTTGGTGCAGTACGCGATTAGAGGTAACGAGCCTGGAATCCTCCATCGCTTTCCAAATCTTAGCCAGTTCTGTCCATGTCAGCACCCGTTTTCCCACATCTGGCTTTTTACCAATCGTCTTCACGCTGAGCTTTAATAGCTCACATGATGGAACCAGTTGGCGGCTGATGCACCAGTTAATCACCGATCTGAGCTGAAGCATCAGGACGCGAACTTTTTTGATATTTTTCTTTTCCTGCCGGGTAAAGAATTGCACCCAGTTCGACACTGGAATGTGCGCTACAGGCATATCCTCAAATTCTGTGTACATGGTGTTGTACACAACCGATTTATAGAGGATCTGAGTATTTGGCTTTAGTGTAGTGGCGTAGTTATCCCACACCACTGGTCAAGGCACTCTTTAAGAGTCAGTTCACCACCAGCTCGGGTAAAATAATTTTTTGGTGGGATACCCTTGGTGTACAATTCGCGCATCTCACCGACTATCACCCTCGCATCTTTAAGTGTGACAGCAGGATAACGGCCTACGGTCAAACGGACCGGCTTACCATTCCAGCGATATCGGTATTGAAATGTAATCGTTCCGCCTGGTGTTATGCGTACACTCAGCCCATCACCATCTGTCAGCTCAGGCGCTCCAGAGTAGGGCTTACCATGTATGCTTCGTAGCTTTGTATCGCTGAGTGCCATCTTATAACCTGTACACAATGATTTTCCTCATTCTGTACTCAATGTGTACTCAATGGCAAGTGAACGACACAGATTTATAACGGAACAGATAGAGATAAAAGGAACACAAAAGAAATGATTTGCTTGCTGTAACAAGGGTTTTTGCGATAACATCACAAACAAGCAAAACGCTTAAGATTCAAGCCGTTCTACGTCCCCTTAGTTAAATGGATATAACGAGCCCCTCCTAAGGGCTAATTGCAGGTTCGATTCCTGCAGGGGACACCATTTATCAGTTCGCTCCCATCCGTACCAGTCCGCAAAATCCACTGAATATCAAGCCTTCCGTAGATTCACAGTTCGTAATGGTTCGCGCCAGATCGTTGACAGCCGCACACCATGACGGGTAAAAAGTGGATAAAATAATTTTACCCACCGGATTTTTACCCATGCTCACCGTTAAGCAGATTGAAGCAGCAAAGCCGAAAGAAAAACCATACCGCCTTCTCGATGGTAATGGCCTGTACCTTTATGTCCCTGTATCCGGGAAAAAGGTATGGCAGCTTCGCTACAAGATTGACGGTAAGGAAAAAATACTAACCGTAGGAAAATATCCGCTTATGACTTTGCAGGAGGCAAGGGATAAAGCATGGACTGCGAGGAAAGACATCTCGGTTGGCATCGATCCGGTAAAAGCGAAAAAGGCTTCGTCTAACAACAATTCCTTTAGCGCCATTTATAAGGAATGGTACGAGCACAAGAAGCAAGTCTGGTCTGTAGGGTATGCGACTGAACTTGCCAAAATGTTTGACGACGACATTTTACCTATCATCGGCGGTCTTGAGATTCAGGATATTGAGCCGATGCAACTGCTGGAAGTAATCCGCAGATTTGAAGATCGCGGTGCAATGGAGCGAGCCAACAAAGCCCGCAGAAGATGCGGCGAGGTTTTCCGTTACGCTATTGTCACCGGAAGGGCTAAATATAACCCAGCACCTGACCTTGCTGACGCCATGAAGGGATACCGCAAGAAGAACTTCCCGTTTCTTCCTGCAGACCAGATCCCGGCATTCAATAAAGCACTGGCAACATTTTCAGGAAGTATCGTATCGCTCATTGCCACCAAGGTTTTACGCTATACAGCCCTAAGAACGAAAGAGCTTCGTTCCATGCAATGGAAGAACGTCGATTTTGAAAACAGGATTATCACCATCGACGCCAGTGTGATGAAGGGACGCAAAATTCATGTGGTCCCGATGTCAGACCAAGTGGTTGAACTTCTCACTACGCTAAGCTCTATCACCAAACCAGTATCAGAGTTTGTTTTTGCCGGGCGCAACGATAAGAAAAAGCCAATCTGCGAGAACGCGGTGCTACTTGTGATCAAACAAATCGGCTATGAAGGTCTGGAAAGCGGTCACGGATTCAGGCATGAATTCAGCACGATTATGAACGAGCACGAATGGCCCGCCGACGCCATTGAAGTGCAACTGGCACATGCTAACGGCGGTTCTGTGCGCGGGATTTACAACCATGCTCAGTATCTCGATAAGCGCAGAGAAATGATGCAGTGGTGGGCGGACTGGCTTGATGAAAAGGTGGAGTAATCCGCCTTAACTATCGAATGACACAAAGAATTGCAATCCAGTGCAAAGCTTTGTGTGTCTCAGTTTTGTCCTGTGCGCCGGATGTCATCTGGCCTGAACTGCCGGAGGCGTAGGCCATTCAATATCTGGCGCACTGGAAGTATCGACCAGCTCCAGTGCGTCCAGATAATCCAGCCACAAATTATATTGTGCCAGTTCATCACCTTTCAGACGACCAATAGCGGCTTTACCGGGCCATTGTTTGGAACTGATGTATCGATTAACATCAGAAATCAGAATCTTCTTTTTAGATTCTGCAATAGAAATAAGCTCACCATGTGTTGGCTGTGGAATGTCAATCCATAATGGCAACCCGTTTTCCCCCGCTGCGCGAATTTTCCCTGGCGGTGGTGAATTAAATTCATCAAATAGACTATCTTCAACTTTCATCGCGTCAGATGGCCAGGTGTTTTGTTCTTTGTAAAGATCAATGTTTTCCGCCAGGTAAAACGCGTTGTTCATGGCGCTATAGTAATAAACATTCATTATCAATACCCTCTGCAATACCAGTAAAAGTTACTTGTGCTTGGCACAGTAGTTCCATCTAACTGATCAAAGCATCTGCACGTAAATCCAGTATTCCTTAAATTACTTTCGTCCAGCACGATAGACGTCATTCGTGTAGGCGCTGTCACGTTTCGCGGCCCAAATAAAACAAAATCAGGAGCAGAAGTGAAGGAAATAGGGAATGTCACTGCCGCGTTTCCGTATGCGTCTGATATACCGGCACTTCCCCATTGCTCAATAAGTCCGTCAGGTGATTTTCTCCAGCGGCCAGTTGCTGGGCCTCCTTTTGTCCATGCTGACATGTCAGGAATCTGGCCAATATTTGTTCCTACATCTCGTAGCGAAGCGTTACCCAAGTCAAGATATGTTCGCGTTGCTGCTGCGTCAGCTTTGCCAAGCATGGCGCGAATAAAGGCCGATAAATCTGTAAGCCCGAAACTATCAACTCCGGTAAAATAGGCCAGTTTATTAGCTTCTGGCGTTTGTCCTGCCAATGCTGTCAAGATAGCATTAATTGGCTGCTTACCGTCTAGAATGTATTGCAGTCCGATACCAGCTAGTGTCGTATTAGCACTAAGCGCTACTCCACCAGTGAATGTGTTCGTGCCGGTGAAATTATTATTGGTATCTTTTTTGGCTACCTGACTTAAACCAAGGTATGAAAGAATATCTTTCCACCCGGCACCATTGCTGTTTGGATCAGATAGATTTCCTTCTGTTGTGTTAATGAATATTCTTTCCCCATCGTTCGAGATGAGCATCGCCCCTGACGGATATCCAGAAATCTCCGAAGCAAATTCAGAATCAAAAGTATTCAGCGCCCCGGTGCTCGACCATCTACCCAGAGCAGAAAGTTCGTATAAAATTTGGTTCATATCCTGGCCTTTTGGCGGCAAACCGCCAGCAGATTTCAGGATCATTGTTATTGGAGGAAACCCCTGTTCATACGATGCTGAGTTATCACCTGCAGGGGTGGTTGGCAATATTGCCACTCTCTGTCCATTAACTCCAAATGGCTTAGGTTGTTTTTTAGGTGAGTCAGAACGATTCATGCTTAATTCCTATAAAATGTGCCGTCATTAAATGGATATGCATCTGTAGCAAAACCAAAGTATGGGCTTACAATTTGTTTGATATTTACCTGAACTCCACTTGGTACAGGAGTCACATCGTAATTTGTTAAAATCGATTCTTCGTAGGGAGCAAGTGAGAACTCAAAATTTATACCAATGGTCATATCTCTGTAATTGACACAATATGCTCTGCCTCGTTGATAAAAAAGTATTTTAAGAAATTTATTTATATCAGGAATGGTTGCCACACTGATGTTAGTAAAAGCCTTGCAGAGTATTAATGTTCTGTAAGCATCATCCCCAAGCCTGACATTCGTTGTTTCCTGAATGCCGCCGTAAAACGGAGAATTATTAAATGGTGCCGGGTAATCAGTACTCCCATCATCTGCTTCGCTAAATCCAAATGAATCGCTATCTATTGGCGCAACAATATATCTGCTTATGCCAACAATTTTCCCCCACATATCAAGCCCGAATGTTTCGCAGGTAGTTAAATCCCATACCTTTTTAATGAATTCCTCTGTGAAATCATCAAGACTCACTGCCTGGTTAAATGTGTCTATGATGGACAATAATTTCTTACTTGCTGAGTATTGGGTAAGTATTGTGTCTTCCCACATGCCTCACCCCTCACGATAGAATTACGGTAATATCTGATTCCTGAATTGTCGGAACCTGGTCGATACCCATTGTTATTGCTGGCCCATAGGCTGATCCATCAATGGAGACTTCAAGCGATAAAATCCCAACGGTGTCAGGTGATATTGAAATAACCGGAGCATAATACTTACCGGCGTTAATGGTAGAGCCTATCCTTGCCTTCCCGATCCCCTCATAACCACCATTGAAAACTGATACGATCATGCTTTTCACTTGTGATGTGATATCACTAGGTGGATTAAGAGAGCTATCCAGCTCAACGCTAAAATAAACCCTCGTCGGAGTTGCTTTTTGCCACTGCATTACATAGGAAGGGTATGGAGGTAGATAGTTAACATTGTCGTAAACCGTGTACGAGGTATCTCCGTTCAGATTTGCTCCAGGGTTGTACGTCTGGAAAATTGACTCCGCTACATCCTCATCAGTTCCACCATACACACAGATGTAAATAGAGTGCGCCACCACAGGGAAGTTAGTAGCTCCCTGATTTACTGTGGCTGCAGTTCTGTTTGACCATACATAGGCATCCAGCACACCATTCGTAGCCAGCAAGGCAGATAGTGTCGATGCGTCCTGATTGCGGCTATTTCTCGCGACCGACTGCTTGCGACGTGTTTCAAATGCAATACGTGATTCAACATCAACGCCAACAACGCCTGGGCTCGCGTTTGTGATCGCATCCCATCCAGATACTGCACGGTAAATCTGATTTAATGCACCTGCTGCACAGGGTATTGGTCCGGTTGTGTTATTTACAAACTGAACATCAATGCTTCCTGATGCTGGTATTGTTGCGATGTCGATAGACCGGTAAATATATCCATTGGTATCAATGGCTGTGCTTCCCGCGGGGATTGTCGTTCCGACCTGACCAATGCATGTTGCCGTAACAACTGTCCCCTGAGCAGCGATCCGTTCCATAAAGTAAATCCGGCCAATCCCGTCCTGGAATCTGCCTCTTGAAAAGTCAGGATTAATTTGATTAAACAAACAAAGAAGCTTGTCGTATTCCTGAGCGATAATTTCAGTATCAGACTGGGCGATCTGCCCTTGCGGTGAACTCAGTGACTGACTTGCGCCACCGCCAAGGGCCGTTGACATGTCTGTAAGTCTTCCCGCCAATACATCTGCTATATCGGGGACTGAAAGACCGTTTTCAGTGATGGTTACATCAGGAACAGCCGTATTTAATGTCGTCATAAGGTGGCCTGTGCAATATTACCATTGATATCTGTAACGCGGATTGTGCCGCGAGTTGTGCGTGTATTCTTGTCAAAGAAAACTGATGCCAGAGCATCCTCAACGACGGGTAATTTGAGTGCTTCAGCCTGCATTTTCTGAGCAATAAAACCAGGAGATGGTCGCCTGCCAAGAACTTCTGCCTTCCATGGGATCCCAAGTGTATTGTCGTAATAACACTCGCCTGAAAACACCAGGCATGCACTGGCGACATCCTGAGCAACAGAATATGATTCTTCTGCGATCGCCAGATTGCCATTTCCGTCAAGCGTCAAGTCCCACGTAGATGTGTCCAGTTGCATAGTTCTGTATGTCATGTCGGTTTATCCGTTGCATTGGAATTTATTGTTGCCCCACCACTTTGTACACCTGAAACAGAATGTTTGTGATTGTTATAATTGTCCCTTAAATTTTTAACAGTAGATGACTGTGAACTTGCGTTATCCTGAATATCACCGCTAACTTTAAGTAAAGGAGTATTCATGTTGACTCCATCAGGAGCATCAATATTTAACGATGAACATTTAATATTTAGTGGGTTAGGCGTGGTTATGTTTATTGCACCATCAGCAAATTCAATGAATTGAGTAGGTGCAATATTTAATACCCCACCAAGATAAATTGCATCAGATTTACTGTGTCGCCTTTTGCTTCCAGGTACTGATTCTTTACGATTTTTTCTTACCAGTGATGTGTCTTTGTCACATATCGCAATCAGACCAATATCACCCGCCACAGGGTCCATAATTACAGCGCTGTTTCCTCTTTGCAACCGCCATACGGGAAGATCATATAAAACCGAGTTAGAAATCATTTTTCCTGTACGGTCTGTTCTGGTTAGTAAAGGAAGAGCGTCAACAACTAAATCCGGTGCTTCCCCCCTGACTTCCTGAACTCTCGCTAACTCAATGAAGAAATATCCAGACATCAGCATCTCAAAAATATATTCCTGAGATTGAGCCTCACTTACCTGAGCAGGCGTTGGAGTAAATAGTTGCTTATCCATTATTCTGTTGCGCCTCTGCTCTTTGTTCCGCTGTTCTGGCGGCAATACATATTGAGTGCCATGAACCATTTGGCATCCATGATGATAATTCATGCCGAACGGAGGTTAACTTATACCTTCCGCTTGCATGTGGTAGTTCTGTTTTGATATCCACATATCTTCCAATGCAAAGGAGAGATGAATATTGCGTCTGAAACATCAGTCCCCCATTTGAAAATACAGGATATCCAACAAGTCCGTATTCTCTGGATATAAACGGAATTACATCGTCTCTGTTTTTTTCTGAAGGCCAGAACTCTACTTTTGTCGGTGGCGTAGCTGACATCGCCAGTCCATAATCTGAACAGACCCTATAAAGTTGCTCAAAAACACTTCCTTCAAAATGCGGACTTCCTGATGTTGTCATCCCTTTTACATTATTAAACACAGCTTCATAACCTGCACTTGCACAAATGGATGAGATGACATCTTCAACACTTTGCGCCCCCTGCGCTGTAAACGGGCTTGCTGGCATGTTCTGTAAATCAACATTAGAAGAGGCTGTTATCATCAGACTGCTTTCAGGAGCAGAATTCATGTTTGCTATTGATGAAAGCATCGTGCCGGAGAAAACAAGAGAATCATCAGCAAATACCTCAACATTTAACTTCTGACCTTCCCCAACAATACCATCAGCCTTCCCTGATATATCAGCAAGTCTTTCAATTCCTAAGCCGTAAAGAGATATATCAGCCTGAGCACCTCCCCGACCGGTAACAAAGTTCAGGGATACTGTTGACTTAACATTTCTGATGGAGATTTTATTGTTTCCATTTTTATCAAATGCTGATGATTCATTCGTGAAGTCAAACCGAAGACTGTGATTTTTATACAAGCTCGTTTTCCTCGATGTAGTACAGCAAGTAACGGCTACCCAAGCCTTCCCATTGAGGGTCCGATTCCCCATCATTATCAATGAAAATAAGGTCTCCCTTAAATCCAAGGTAGGAGTATCTTACCATCTTATTCCCATACAGACATGGAACGCCCTGCATAATTGGGACTTCATTAACAGTTAAATCCATGTACATAAAACTCTGTCGCTGAACAAGTTTTATATTACATTGCTGACCAGCCAGACTTACCGAAATGGACTGAGATTTGCTGGGAAGAACAGATACTGTAATCATGTACTCGCCTTAACTATATTTTTTGCAATATCTGCCGCTTTTTTTGTTGCGCTGTTTGTAACTTCGAGTATTGGTTTGGACACTGTATCAAGAGCACTCTGAAATTCAGTCTTGATTGTACCGGAGATTTTTCCAGTGATTCCGCCAACAGATGACTTCAGTGATGACCATGATTTACTTAGCTCATCGACAGTAGATTCCCTGGCTCCGCCATTGGTTATTTGTGGATCAACTCCTACATCTCCCTGTGACTTATTGTTATCCGTTGGCTTCTGTTCTGACTGAGATCCAGAGAGGATAACCTCCATTTGTTGAATGACCTCCTGAAAATCAAGATAAACCGTCAGAAGAGTCACCCCTTTTTGAGAGTTAACTTCGTAATAGTGGTCAACAAGGTCGAAACTCTCCAGAGTTTCCTTTGGCGTTTCAATATCGTATGTTTTTGCAGAGGACAGCATCGTTTTGATTGTGTTCAGCGTGCTGTTCTGGCTTGTGAATGTTAGATCGAAAATATTCGGGATGTTGCCGGAAAAACCAGTAAGACCATTTACGATGATTGCGCACCTTACCCTGGCAGGTTCTTTAACTTTGTTGATGGACTGGTATTTCCCTTTCTCCACCGGAGCGTTTGTTATTTGCGCCCTTCCACTTGGCTGTACGGATGCCATACCACTGAACTCAAGAGCAACCTCGCCAGTTTCCCTGTCACGAATCACATACTGGGGATGCAGAACGCTGTCGATGATCGAAAGCGGAGAGCCACCACCGATAGCATTGAATATGTCTGCTGTGTTTAAATCGATTATGCCCATCTACTCTCCATTAAACAAAAACCCAGCCGAAGCTGGGTTGGTTTTTATAAAAAGATTTAATTAGGCTGCGGTAGAAACATTAACTAGATTTCTCAATACTTCAACTCCTTTTGAGTTGTAGCGGAATGCTTCCACCTGTTTGCTGGAATGCGCAGATTTATCCAGGAAGAACTTCCCGTACTGCTCAGTTTTGAGGTTGTTTGCGTTAGCAATGCGACCAATCTTGTTTGCCGTTACTCCAAGCTGCTCTGCAACCTCCCCTGCTGAGTAGTAATGCTCTTCTATTGCCGGAAGAGGTATTGCATTAAAACCAACGAGCGGGTTGATTATACTTGCTGCCGCTGTCTGCTTTGCCTCCGGCGCAAGATTTGGCATCAGATCGAACAGATTGGTAACAGCTTCAACCGTCATTTTCAATGTTCGCGCTTGACGATACTCAACAAGTCCACTCGCTGATTTACCGCTTTTAATGTGCGCTTCCTGCATACTTTCAAGTTTGTCTACAAGTGTTCGGCGAACTGCTTTAGATTCGCGAGCAGCAACACGAAGCGCCTGCTTGATAGTCATGGAGATAACATCAATGTCAGCCCCGTTTTTCCGACCTACACTTTTTGTGTAGGTCTCGCCTTCCAATTCATCCTCAATTTTCTCGATGAATTTGTTGTTACGTACTGATGGCTCTCCACATAACTTGCGAGCTTCATTAACCATCATCAGAAGACTTTGGCTGTCAATGGTTTTATCCGTGACAACGGATCCGATGTTTGCTACATTCTTAAAAGTCATTAGGCATTCCTTATGTGGTAGTAAGGGTGTGACATAGGCCGCCAGCAGCACACTGGCGGTTTTTTTCACCGCCAGATGCGTCATTAATACAGATGAACAGAAGGCGGCAATTCTTTATTCTTAAGCCTTATCCATGCGGAAAGATTCGTTGGTCCGTCTGGCTCATTAATATCAACATCTCGTGTGTGGTTTATTAAAACGTCTCTCGCCATTCCGATAACATACGAGAATTCATGACCGTAGTCGTAGCATCTGCCGGAATAGTTCGATTGAATTTGTTTTAGCGCCGGATACAGTTCGCGGAATAATGCCTGTGAACGGTTGGCATAATCCCATAACCATACAAGGCTGTTTGCTTCTTTTGCAGAAAGCTCGTTGGTTTTCTTCTCTTGTTTGCCGATGAATTCACCTTCAAGTGGAACTCGAGCTGCAAGTGACAGTGCTTCGGTAAACTGCTCCTCACTGATTTCTTTGTACGAACATCCAAAATGGGATTTCAGTGACGACCACATGGTGATCATCGCCTTAGCCTGTTTTTCTTTTGGCAGAGACTGACCGCGACTCATGACGAGTTGTTTAATAGCTTCCTGCTGTTCAGTGGTGATTTTACCAGGCAACGCTTTTTTATCTTTCGGTGTATTTCCGTAAGACCCCGTTTTACGAATGGATGGCAAAACTTCAGCTGTTACCCATTTGCGGAATTTGTGCGGGACTGAACCTTTATTGACGGCATCACGGCAGCGCAGAACCAATGTATACATACCTGATTCGCTCACAATGCTTAAATTCTGCTCACCACCAAGGGTGTAACTTAAAGTTACTCCCTTCTCATCGTCATCAAGTGCAGTAAGCGCCTTGCGTGAGTTAGTCAGGGTTAAAGCATCACAAACATCTTTTGCTACAAACCACGGCTCACCGCACTTGTTGATGACGCGGATTTCACTGTCGCCGAATTTGAAGATGGTGAAATCGTTTTGTTCCTTTGCTATACTTTTCATGTCAATATTTCCCGATCAGATTTGTTGATGTAGAAGCCTCGCCAGTTCCCGCTGTCGGGGCTTCGTTATTTTTAGAGAGCATTCCGCATTTTCTCCCGGTACTTCAACCACCAAGCAAGTCCCTGAACCAACACTGAGTTTTCTGACATCCCCTCTTCCTTAGCGATGCGTTTCACCTCCTCCTTAAAACGGTACGGATACCGAAGAGTTGTCTTCACTTCATTCTTTTCCATTGATTACTCCTTTTTACGTAATGGCATTATGCCTTGAAAGCAATATGCCATCATTGAATATAAATAGCAATATGCCATCATTGTTTTTTTTGAGGTGATGTTATGGCTGAAAAGCAGGTTAAAGATTACGAAAAGTTTGTTGTGCGTTTCCCTGACGGGATGAGGGACGCGATTGCGGAGAGAGCCAAACGAAACGGGCGCTCTATGAACTCAGAGATTGTGCAGATACTGGAAGATGCCTTGAATGCAGAAAATACTCTTGGGGAAATAGCAGACAAAATCAACAGCGTCTCGGTTCCGCTAAATGTTGATGCGCTAGTTCAACTTCAAGCCCAGGTTATCGCCATGCAAAAAGAAATACAGGAAAAGTTCAGAGAGCAGAACGAAAAGTTGAGAGAACTACTAAACAAAAAACCCACCTGACGGTGGGTTTCATAATTAGATTTCTGGTTTCATTCTTCCGAAAACCTTTTCTATTCCTTTTTCGTATTCTTCTCTTGTCTCACTCATCGCTGCGACACCAAGAAGCTTACCGATATGCTGACGCAAAGCCTTGACACCAATTTCAGAAAGGAACAGATGCAACTTATCAGATTGTTTTCCGTTCTCGTCTCGGCTGGCTCGAATCTGTTCAAGTATTTTACCTTTACTCTTTGCTAGCGGGGTGTATATCTGCATGTTGGTTAGCTGCCCAAAACGAATAGGCCGTCCTTTCTCTGGCCTATTCAGTCCGTACAGTCGATACCACTCCTCGTATAGCTCATCTGGAAATTCCTTTTCATATTGACGAGCCTCTTCACGAACAAACGCTTTGAACTCGTCAATGACAGCCTGAACTTCTGGACGATAACCAGCAAGCGCATACGCAACCCCCTTAATTCCCGCCTTAGCGGAGGCATTAATAAGTCTCTGTGCTGCGGCGGCTGCCTTTAACCGTGATTGTGGTAGATCGTCATTATCTTTGGCTTCTATTAGTGCCCTACCAATATCAACAATTGCTGTAATGTCATAACCTAACGCTTGATGAACGGTTTTAGACTTCGAAGTAAGTTGAAATTTATAGGGATTTTCCATTTTTCGCTGCAATTCTAGATCTCGGTATTTGCTCATATACTGAGCGCCAAGCAGTTGATCTAAATCCCTGGCATGTTCACCAATCCCTAGCAACTGAGATAATCCAGTTTTCGTAACAACGACAGTTTTCGACTCGTCATCCAGTACATAACATTCAGCATCAATGCCAAAATCATCTAAAAAGTTACCACGATGAGTTGCCCTGAGAATCTTACTTTTCCATCTTGCAGCAGCTGCTTTCTTTGCTATTTCAGAACGCTGCTCTTTAGTCAGCGATTTTGCGCGAGCGATCCCGCCCTTGGCTTTCCCTTCGCCACTTTTCTTTTCAGTCATAATGCAAGCACCTTTGCTGTGATATATGCTTGCATTATATGCACTGTACCCACATACAAGCAAGCATAAAACAAAAGAAAAATGCTTGCATTGCAACCGCACTACTCCAACTACACAGTATCATCTGGTATCCTGCGCAAAACTAACTGTTGCGTGCTTTTGCTTCAGTTAACGGATACAAACATAGGAAACGTTACAAGGGGAAAGCTGTGGAACAAGTGATTAAAGTTACAGCAATTGCCATTATCCTTCTCACCATGTCACCCATTACAGCAACGGCAAAAAAAATTAATGTTTTGAATGGCTATCCACAGGAAGTAACGACCATTATTAATGACCCTAAAAATGAAGTGGTAATGATTAAGTCATTTAATGTCGATTCTTCCGGGTGTGACGTCAGGGAGCAAATGATGCTGATAGATAAAATCACAATGGACTCAGACGATAGATACCCAGAAAAAATGACATTCAGAGATATGCAAAACATGCGAATAAGCATGCCAACAAATTTTTCTTCTTTAGATAATGCCAGCAGATCATGGACTGATAGCATGTTCTCAGAAAACGAATGGGTAAATGTTCAATATTTACTTTGCGGCTCTGGAGGATTCCCACAAATGACTTCCATATCCAAGCATTCAAAGAGGTTCCCTAAAGTTGGTGTAACGATAGGTAGCAAGTAATATTAAGGATTCACTCCACTAGAAAATGCCGCGTTTGTTGACACCCGGCTAACTTGCTGATTGACACTTCTGGTAAGAGCATCAACTGTTGTCGGGTTACTGTTAACAACAACCGTGCCAATAGTTGTACTGCTGCTACGACTGTTGTCAATTTTTGATGTTGTCTGGCTTGGTGTTGAAGCGATGCGTTGCTGCTGCTGATAGTAAGCCAGCGTCTCGTTTTCTTTTGCATTAAGAGCAGCGCGAATCTTTGGCACATATTCTCGCGTCTCTTTCGGTAAGGTGTTCCAGTATTTGGATGATGGTGAATCAAACCCGGTACTGGATATGTATTTTAACTTTTTGTCTACATTGCCCATCCCCCAGTTGTAAGCCATCAGCGCATGGTTAACATTGCCTTTGTAATGCTTTAGCAAATACTGCATGTACTTTGTGACTGCTGTGCGGGATTTTTCTTCATCAAGTCTCTCATCAATTCCATCACCAACTTTCAGGCCTAACTCTCTAGCTGTATCAGGCATAAGCTGATAAGGTCCCGCAGCGCCTCTCGAACTGAAAAGATTTTTACCACCACTCGATTCCACCTCACGAATGGCATCAAGAAGAGAATCCATGCTTACAGGCTTTACTCCGTCAGGGAGAGGGATATCTGGCTGAATGTTATTGCCATAAATCTCATCTCCCCTACGCCCAAAATCGGTGTCAAACCCCATGCTGCGCATGGTATCTCCAAGTTCACGCTTAGAGTAATCAAACGATCCTTTAGCTGCACCCTCAATGTTTTCCCTGTCATTGTAGAGGTACAAACCATATGCTATTAACCCAGCCAACCATGGAGGAAGGGCACCGCCTGTAAGTTTGCTTCCTACATATGCTGCTGCCAATAGCTTCAGAGCCTCTTCCGCACCACCAACTGCCTTTGTGAATTGCTTCGTCATATTCCCGGCGTCATTGAAAAAGCCAATGATGTCGCCATGATGTTTCTCAATCCAGGAACCAAAAGCCTTCATCCCGTCAATAACGTCTGGAGCGAATGCCATGGCTAAATTTTGCTTTAATCGGGAAAACTCTGAATCAAGTTGCCCAAGAGTGGCAGCAACCTTCTCCTGCTCTTTTACCTGCTGTGCTGTAATACGGGATTTCTTTGTTTCTGAATCGACAAGCTGCTTAAGTTCCCCTGATTTTATTTTAGCGGCATCTGTCGGATCGAACCCTGCGGCAGCCATCACCTGCATCAGGTTTTCTTGAGAATGAGTCTTGCCATAGCGAGAAAACTCAGCAAGAGCCTTGTTTGGGTCGCCGAGCTTATTGATATCTAATCCGGTACGAGCGCCAAGAACCAGCAAATTTTGGGCAGCGCCAGTAAGCCCTCCCATAACAGTTGGATCGGCAATATTTGCCAAAGCCATTCTGGCATTCCCAGAAGATGAAATGAACGAGTCACCGTTAAGACCAGCCTGCCGAAATCCCCGCTGAACACCAAACATCTTATTAACATCAGAGCCGAAAAACTTGGCCTGTTGACTGGCTCTCACAATTTCGTTGGCAGTAGATGTAAAAAGTTGCTTGATTCCATACAACCCGGCGCCGATTCCCAAAAATCCAGCGGCTGCTGTTGTTACGTTGCGGAAAGCTGAAACAGCGGTTTTACCGAACCTCTCCGTTTCCTGTCGCTGTTTTTCAAGTTCCTTTAGCCTTTCCTTCTCAGCCCTGGAAAGATCTTTGTTTAATTTACTAACTTCATCTTTTACTTTCCGTTTTCCATTCAGGAATTCATCGGCCTTAATTGTGACCTTGTAGGCCAACTCATTGATAATCATCGCTGCTCCTGATGTTTATTCCAGACCCGCTTGTTAAATGATTCCACCGAGATAATTTCCAGAAGGTTATACATATCACGAACAGATAATCTTTCCTGCAAATCGGTATAAGTGGCTTTTCCTGAACAGATAATGGCGTTCATTGATGGTGTGACGTTTACGGGGCTAACGAGTTTTGCCGGAAGAGTCTCCTCTTCCATGAACGGGTACTTCACTCTCCGGCGATCGTTAAAAAATCAAAATTGACTTTAAATACCTTGTCCATTACCTGACGAATGGTTGATACCTCTTCAAAGTCGACAGGCTTCACGGTTCGCACCTGTCTGCTGCCTTCGTGTGTAATCACAATTTGCACAGTTGACATCAGGCGATCACGAAGTTTTCTGGCGACTTCCGGCGATGCAGCAGAAATAACATTCAGACCAAGGGTGGCAAGGCCAGCACACCCCATGGCAATCACATCAGCAGGGATACCAGAGAATCCCGATTCCCCCATGGAGCGGAATAAATCCTGTGCCAGTTCGTCGGCATCCCATGCCGACATCTCTGTGATAATGAACTCTTTCCCATTGTCGCGATTATCGTCTTCCACGATAAAGGGGATTTCTTTACGTGCCATCAGATAGTGCTCCGTGTTACAGACTCAAAGTGAAATACTGCCGGGCGTGGTTGCAGTACGCGCCGACCCGGAGGGGTTGGAGTCCATGTATAAAGAACCCCGTTCACAAAATTCCACTTCGCGCCGAGAGCTGGAACTGTAAGCACCGCATTACACTGAAACGCTGAAATTGCGGTTCTCTCCGCTGCATACCAGTCATCAATCAGCGAGCCAGCATTGGATGTTGGCATCAGGTTGATGGTGAACTCTGTCGGGTTAAAGATAAAACCAGCATGGTATTTACCGTCCGCTGACATCATGTCTTCTTTGTTCTGTAACGCACCAGTTTCAAACATGTTATCAGCTGCGTAGTCGTCAACATCAAAACCGCCAGGGTAGTAAGCGGGCACGACGATTCGCAGCTTACTGTTTGCCGAGGTAATATCGATAGGCATGATTTATTCCCTTATAAAATCGCGGTTGAGGACATTGTGATGGACTGAATAATTTGCCCATCGACATAATAAAAAATGACACCTTTCAGGTCGCGCTCAATGCGTGCAGAGCCTGACTGTGTCGGGATGTACAGGAACCAGCCCTGTGAATACAGCGTCGATGAGATATCTTTTCCAACTGTGTTATTCACAATTCTGGTTTGCGCATTATCAAGTTTCACGCCACGCTGAATAGCCCCGAAATTGAGAGCCTGTTCAGCAACATCAATAACAGCGGCAGACACTGCGCCGTATCCTGTCTCATTGAACGGGTAAGACTGGTTATTGGTGAACAGGTTGGCAAAAGCACTAACCAGATTGGCATTAATCCATACCTGATTAATAAAACTGTCCAGCCATACAAACTTGCCAGTAATGGCACCATCAGATGCGTACTGCGCCATTGTTTTGTTCAGGCTGTATGATCCGTAGAAGTTGTAACCGTTTGACTTCAGTGCCTGAGAGGTCGCCAGATCTCTGACGTTGGGTGCTAACCCTGAAAATCCACGGAACTTGAACGAGATACGCCCATTGGTGCGTGCAAAATCCACGGATGCAGCATATGCCAGTGCTGTAACGCTATACAGGTATGTTCCGTACACCGGAAAAATGTTCTCGTAGCCATTTGCCACAACCACTTTCTGCACAAAGCAATTGGCATTATTTGCTACCGTTCCTGCTGAGGTGGTGTCGTGAACAACATATCCAAACCGGTTTTTACTGCTGCTTGCCCATGCGCACAATTCTGTTTTCTGGTCATCGGTCAGTTCGACCAGCGAGTTAAACAGGATCCAGTTCTGGTTGACGTTGATGATGTTATTCATCGTATCTGTCAGCGTTACCGCATCAGAACCCGGTGATACAATCGCTGCGGAATCCTGCGTCAGTAATAACCCGGCAGCCAGAGCGCCAGCAGAGGCATAAGACACTTCACTCTCTGCGCCAGTAGTGGCAGAGCGAATGATGAATCGGTTAGCGATTGGCAACCATTCAACCACCACCTTGCTTGCACCAATTCCAACCTGCAACTTGGACGCAATATCACTAAAACTTGTGGCTGTGGACAAATCAATTGATGTGCTGGTAGTCGACTCACCGTCAATGGAAAGGGTGATTGTTCCTGCTGGAATAGCTTTCAGTGTTGCCAGGGTAACACCTTTCAGGTTGCCGGACAGAAGATACCCAGCCACTGGTGAAGTAACAATACGATACATCAGCAGTTCACCAGGAATAACAGATGAGTTTTCGTATCCGTTAAAATACTGTTGTGCTGCGAGGAATTCTTTCGATTCACTCCCCATCAAAGCTGATACATCAGATGAGGAGTAATAAGATTGTACCGCGCCAACCGGGATAAGCTCGTTATCGGTCAACATCAGGCCGTTAGCATCAACCGCAGAACCGGCAGGCGTAACGACATTGGGCGTGATATTAAAATCTACAGATAAAGGAATTGTGCTCATGGGCGGTTATCCACCTGTTCAGTTGAAATTTCTGCTTTGTCGAAATAGTCCTGCTGGAACGACACGGTGATGTGTGCTTGCAGGGAAAGAGTTAACGTGTAACGCTCCTGCCACTGACTCTCGGCGTTGATCATCGGCGCCTGAATGGCAGGAGATGAGTAAAGCGGCGCAAGCCGTGCATCAATAGCCTTGATGATGTCGTAGCCATATCCACTGGTGAATGTTGTTTCCAGTGCAATAGCTCTATCCCCTGCACCCTGACCATAGATATCTACCTGAATATCAGCCTGGCGAACTTCCGTATATCCCATGGCGCTTGTGTCCGGAGAGCCGGTATCTTGTTTAAGCTCTCTCGTCGTGGATAGTCTGGTGAATCGCAAAGGGGTCAGGATGCAGAACTGATCTTTGGGCATTGGTACACGGTTAGCCTGAGCCTGCAGGCATTTACCAGCGATAGGTTCTATGTAGCCAGCAAGTACATCGATAATATTATCGACAGTGAAATCATTCATGGGCTTACCTGCAACACGGCAATCAGCCGGCACCAGTCAGGCCACAACTCTATTGGCTCAACAACAAGCCATTGTTCCCCGTTAATCACGAAGATATCTCCGCCCTGCTCCAGTTCTCGCTGCACACTGAAGTAATTACCATTGACGTAAATCACTTTTGCCAGCCCCTGAATATTCAATCCATCGACGTGTTGCATGTCGCCGCGACTGATTGGCTGTAGTTGAATGGTAACGTTCTGGTCAGGGAGATAAGACGGAATCGGCTTGCGACCGGGGCCGATAGTTTCACCTGCATACTTTTTCAGGATTGCCGGGATGTTGGGGTTAATGCTTGTGATCGCGTTATTGGCTATCTGTCGAAGATTCAATTTCACCTACCTCATAATCAATAGCCCTTAACATGTCCCCGGTCCATATGAGAGGCTTGTTGTTGCTCATATCAACATCAACCTTTTTCACCGGGCCGAAATAGCCCGGACCACCAAAAACATCTTCTCTGGCCTTCACTACATCCCACTTGGTCATTTCCGCCCTGTTATTAGGGAATCTACTTCTTAGAAGTACTGTTACCGGGCTTAATGGCGGCTCTTGAATAGTTCGAATGGAATCCTGAATGTCTGCTTTTATGATCTCGCCGATAAGATTCAGAACAGTATCCGTATCTCCGTCATGCGATTTCATGATCTTTTCGACCTTTTCTGACCACTCTTCAGATTTAGAAGCTATAGCATTCCTGAAGAATGGCCTTGGCGGACTTCCACTTGCCGGGTTACCAAATTCGTTAGATGCTGCAACCATTGGCATAGAAGTACCATCTGGATAGGTGGTATCTTCAAGAAACCCGACCTTCAATTGCTTTGAGGACAACTCACTACCAACTGAATCAAGGAACTCCATCACCTTATTCATCAGTACCTCCGGTAATACCCATACGGGTAATTTGATGGAGAATGCCCGCTTATATACTGGAAGGTGCGAAACGGCGCCGTAGCATTCCAGTAATCAGCCCCGTACTTTGTTTGCATGTACCATGCTGAATTTGCTGTTCCCCCTGGCATATCGGCATGAACGCTAACCGAACCCTCTGAAGCACTGTCGATTCTTCCAACCAATCCGGATGGAGACTGCCCATTCGCTCCTGAATACAAACAGGCGATATGGGCAACCAGCATATTCAGCAGCATTGAGCGTACAGCCAAATCCGACACACGACTTGTGTCTGTGTTATCGAGATAAATGGTTGCTTGCGTGAAATACTGCTGAAGAAGTGCGTCGTCGACGGATGAGAATTCAGGATAGCGTAGCTTAAATGCGGAGGGGTCAAATATTACGACGCCCATTTGCTGCTCCTGCTATTTTTTGTCAGCCTTTTTTACGCCAGGGGCCGGATTTTCCGGGTCAATGCCTTCGAGGCCAGTTTTTGATTCTTTCAGATCTTTACCCTGCGCATTCAGACTGCGAATATCTTTCTGAATGAAGATTGCATTGTTCTGAATATACGCGGCATCCTTATAGGTCTCGATGAACTTATCCATGAAGTCTTTCTCGACCATGGTAACTCCGAAAGCCCCCTCAGGAATTGCACCATCAAGACCACGGAGGGCGGTTGTTGCCGCCCCGTTCAGGATTACTGTTTTGCCATCCAGAGTTACCTGAAGGCCATTTGGCAATTTGCAGCCAACGCTTACCATTTCTGCCATGAATTAAACTCCCAACATGCTTGCAAATGCCAGCGGCTGGCGAATGATTGCGCCCCAGGTGCCACCGGTTTTCTTTTGTTTATACGCGGACAGATCAACAACAACCGGATGCGCACGCATTTTTTCGGTAAATGCGCAGTAGCCGGTGTCCTGACCATCCAAATCGTCGGCGATCAACTGAACCAGTTCGCCGGATTCGGTTTTGTACTCGACAGCAGTAACAACGCGCAGGTTCGGGAAGTTTTTCTTCAGCTGATCAGACACGTTGACGTTGTACATGTTGGTCTTGGTCAGATTTGCTTCTGACTCTGGACTCATCGCCAGCGTCATCTTGCTGTCTCGCTCAACGTACCCCTTGGTCTGCTTCACTAACTGCATGTAAAGCGCCTGGATATCGTCATACACCGCCTGACCGTCTTTGGTTGCCCAGGTGGTTCCGCCGCTCGCACCAGTTGCACCCGGGGTGATTGATGCCGGAAGGTTAGGGTCATTCAGAATGCCGTAGTTCTTCAGGCCAGCAACGCCGAAGAAGTAGGACTTGTTCTGAAACTTATTCAGGGTCAGCGCAGAAGCAGTATTCAGTTGTTGAGCCCATGCAATGCGGCCTTCACCGTAACGGTCAAGTTCCAGCTCACCCCACTGAGTAATGGTCTGGTACAGATAGGACTCACGAGCAACCCAGTTGACGTTAGCATTTACCTGCCCATTATTGTTGTAGTCACCATAACTGGAAACCTGACCCGTTGATTCCACAACCGGGAATTGTGCGGTCATGGTGGTCCAGTCTCCCTTCTTCGTTTCCCCCAGAATTTCCACCGCTTTCATCGGAGTGACAAGGATGCGAATCAGTTCCGGGTCAACGTAATTAGTGAAGTACCATGGAATGCCAGAGTTGCTGGTTGTTACCAGTGAAGGCTGAGAGTCCATTGCATAGGAATAGCTATTAGCAACAGCATCCGTCAGATAGGCTTTGGCTTCCGGAAGGATTACACCGTAATCTCGCTCAGCCATAGCTTTATGTTGTAAAAATTCTGCGTTATTCATGTATTAGCTCCAGGTGCCCATCTGAATCAATTCGCCAGCCTCGCCAGCACTGCCAACAACAAATTTTGTTTCAACGTAATCCGAGATTGACGCCCCGGCATCGCCAGCGGTAATGGTTCCATCTGACAGTTTGGCGAAAATCTTCTGCCCTACGGTTGCCGCACCGGCAGTTTTCACCCAGTAGTCGCCAGCAGTCATCAATGTCATCTGAACTCCAGGCTGAATAGTCATAGATGATTCACCAAGCCATGTGGTGACAGACGCCTGCCCTTCCCGATGAACGAAACCGGCAGGAGCACCGGTTCCAGTGTTATTGACAACACCATTGCTTACCCATGCAAAGCGACCAACAACAACCCCATTTGCACCGGCAACAAGAGCGCCCTCACCTGCAAGAAGACTTGCTTTAGGGTTAGCCGAAGCGAAATCCCCTTCAACTCCAGGCGCCTGTTGCTGATTAATTACACTTTGAAAGCCACTCATTTCTTAGCTCCGTTTCAGTTTAGTTGCGCCAGGAAATGCCTTGGCGAAAGAATTGGTTGCAGCAGAATCCATCCCCATACCATGAGATGGTTTGCGAACTACCGCTTTCTGGCTGATAGCAAATTCAACCATCGATTTAAGTGCTGAAGGATGAACGCCTTTATGTTCGGCACCGATTGAATCAAGAGCAAAGCGATAAATAGACTCTGCGGAATCCATAGCGATCAGACTCACATCACCAACCAAAGCACGAACACATTCTCGAGCCTCATTGGCTTGACGGATACGCCCCATCACATTCTCTTCAGCTTTTCGAATTAATGCGGCATCCATAGCTGCTTTATTCTCATCATCGTCTTCATCCTCGGCAGTCTTTTTATCCTTGCCGTCATCATCTTCGTCTTCCGCTTCTTTGCGGTCACGATCGCGATCCTTTCGCTCACGTTCTTCACGCTCTTTTAGTTCATCCTCTTCACGTTTCAGACGCTCTGCTTCTGACTCATTATCTCTCTCAGCCTGCGTGGCTTCGTCTTCAACAACCTTTTGCACTTTCTTTTCCACTTCTTCTGGCTTCTCATCACTGGCCAGCATCGGCGTGATAACTGCCATCAACTTTTTAGTAAGTTCTGACATTGATTTCATTCCTGTTGGTATTGAATCCCCGACAACAACGTCGGATCCGGCTCTTCCCTCTGTTACGAGAGCAACGTGGTTCCCGACGATATCGCGCATTACACCATCGTATGGCTGGCCTTCATGCACGCCGGGGGTCATGTCAGCTACATATCTGTAGGCCGACGAAAGTTCTTTCTTCTCGTCTGTCTCGATTCCAGCGATAGAATCTGCGTCCCATACGACAAGCGAGTTCTTGAGATAAGTCCCGTCAAACTCAGCATCAGTACCAGTAGAACCAACCACAGCCATCTTCTGAGGGTCTGAAGCAGTAACCGGAATGTGTTCGTTAAGGAGCGGGATGTTGTTGAATGTAGATGCTGCTTTGGCTAACTCTTTCGGGTCGCGAAGCAGGTAGTAAACTTTGTCAGGCTGTAAACCTAGCGATCTGTAATTAGGGATTTCACGCCCATAATAAGGGCAAACGTTAGCCTTACTGATTGGCGTCACTTCGATATGCAAACGCCCATCCTTATCAAAGGAGCGCACCGTTGCCTTGTCGAATGCCAATCCGTGATATCCCCATTGCCAGTCGCCTTTAACTTTGCGTAATGGCATGCTTTTACCTTTCGGCAGGCAATAAAAAAGCCGCAGTAGCGGCCATTATTTCCTCTTGGACATAGCTATTTTCAGTAGTGCAATCATTAAGCAACCAAAAATCAACACTAATCCCAGAGACCATAAAACCTCAATCATTTTCTATCTATCCCAGGGATAACAGGAGACCACGTACAACGGCAGTTGATAGCCTCTCCCGGCAGCACCCATTCACCATCGAGATACAGCCCTTTATCGAGGTCGAACTCTTTACCGTCAGCTTTCACATGGGATGGCCTTGGCTGCTTCCCGGCGTGTGAGTGACGCCAGATTCCTTTGGTGATTCCTAACTTCTTCTGCCGTTCAGACTGAATTACCGCTGTAGCTTTGTTGTTCTGGTCGCGTGCAATCGTCTCAGCGCGTCTGCGTGTAATGCCATATCGCTTAACCAGTTCATCAGTGAGATAGCCAAGGTCACGACCACGGCTGACAGACTGCATGACCATCGTCTCCACCTGCGTGTGATATTGCTCAGGTATCGACTTAATCAGGTTTACGTTCTCATTGATAACCGCCTGCATCGTGTCCTTAAGCTCATCATTCATGGTGAACTTAACGGTAAAGCCAGCAGTTTTTAATGCAGAGTGAAGCGAAACATCAGTGTTGCGCAGCGTCTTATCGACGAAGCGATCTGCCAGTTTCTTGGCAAGCTCATTGAACTTGCTTTCCCACTGCTTTCCGAGCTTAGCCAGCCTGCGCTTTAACTCATCCGCCGGACTGGCATCCATCGCCATGCTGTCTTTGTATGCAGCCTCAAGCCAGTACCGGTAAGACTTATTCATCTCACTGACCAACTTGAGAAGCTCAGAGCGATACCACTCATGAACTCCGGCGTTAGCTCTGACTGGACGAAGGGTTTTCCGGGTCTTCGAATCCTTCTTCGATGGACTCGTTTTCGTACTCTTCTTCGTCATATTCAGATTCCAACATGTGGTATGGGCTGGCCTTATCCGACTGGCGCATGCTTCTTATTGCATCAAGGTCGAACACGCCAGCTTCGGCATAGTTCTTATCAGCCTCAGACTGATGTTTCATGATCTCGGCTTTCTCTGCTTCTGTAAGCTCGTACAACGGCAGGAATTCAAAATCAATGTCAGGGTCAATCTCGCCAAATTCATTCAACTGGATAACATCCAGCACTGTTTTCAGCGGCACCCTGAACAGATTCTCCTGCATGGCGTGTATTGAGTCATAGAAGACGCGGATTTCGCCATCAGATGAAGCGTTTAGCCCGTTAGGAGTGATGCCAAGGAGCTTAACCAGAGGAATGCTTGATACCGATGCCATTTGTTCCTGCGCTTGCGCCTGAAGAGCATCTACTCCGGACAGACTTGTCACAAACTGGAAGAATTCTTCTTCATCCTTATCAATAAGGAACATTCCGCGATTGTCGCGAACCTTATTAAAGAGCTCGGCACGCATAAACAGGTTTGGGTCTGCAATTCCAGACAAGGCATTCTGCATGTTCGTCTTCAGCCCATGGACCACAAACGAATGAACCAGATCGCTCACGCTGTCACGCGTTCTCAACCAGTTCTGCACGTATGGCTCAGCCATCTGACTCAGCGACAAGCCGCCGAAGTTGTACGCCGCTTTGAGAATGTCTGGCACCTGGCGAGAAATCATTGTCAACATACGGCTGGCGTGAACAGCACGCCCCATGACATACCATTCAGATGGATTGAAGAAATCAGGACTGAGAGGGTTATCAGCGTTATACACACCAGGGTATGTCCACATGGCCTCGATAACACGGAAACCATTCAGGCTTCCTTTGGTAATCTTGCGCGGGCTGATATAGAGCTTCTTATCCAGTTCGTCGGGAACCAGCCAGGCTGAGTTACCGCTTGGCGTCTTCACGTCGATATAAATCTGTCCGCGCCCGAAGTAACCATCATGTTCCGCCGCCTCGCGAAACTTCTCTCGCACTCTGAAACGCTTTAATGCGTCGTCAAGCTGACGAATCTTATCGGCCTTGTCGTCACCATCGCCTTTACCTACATGCTTCAGCTCAATCCATTTTCGCGTCATCTCTTCTGCTATCGTGCCAGTAATCTTGCGATACTCCGGCAACTGAGCAAGTTGAGACAGATATGGGTAGCCAGGAAATCCACCGTAGCCATATGAGGTGATGTTTGCTGAGTTAAGGTAACTGTACGGCGTGGAGTCCATCGCCAGAACTGACTCCCCAATATGTTCAGGAATAACGCCTGGCGGGGGTACGTATCTCTCAATTATACGCAATGCCTCGCCTTCATTTTTAATTCGCTCCTGTTCGTTAATAATCGCAAGAACATTCGCCAGAGACATTGGCTGTTTCGCCTCTTCTTTCTGAGGCTCAGATTTTTTCTTTCTCAAAAAATTAAACACTATGCGAGCCTCAAAAGGTCTTCAGATATACGTAACGGACCATTGCCATTTTTCATCTCATCGATGGCATCCATCATCGGATCAAGCTGGTCGTCGTGCGTATTGAAATCAGGATTAATGGCTTCCATCTCAACGAGGAAGTCGTTGATGAATGGTGCGCTGCTGGGCAACTTGATGTAACCGGACTCGATATAACCCTGTACGTCCATCAGTCGTGTGTACTTATCCTTATCGCGCTGAATTGCTTTGATGGGGCATATCGCTTTTTTACGGATGTTCTGTATCAGGCCTGTGCCAGATGACTTGTCCTCTATCGCCATGTGGCGAAGCGGCCCATTCTTCAGAGTTTTGCACTTTTCCCAGAATGCAACAGCACGGCGTTGTAATTCATCGGCCTCCCATTTACCGCGAATCATATCGATCAGATAGATGTACCCGTCAGTACCAAGCCCCCAGTGCTCGAATACTGAGAAGTCGTTGACCTCTTTTGTTTTCTGTGCGGTGTCTCCATAGACGGCACGCCATTGCATGGGAGGGAGTACCGAATATTCACCAAACCATTCAGACTTAATAATCCCCCCGCCTTTGGCGGTTGGTCGTTGCTGATAAAGGGCATTCCATACAAGAGAACCGCGCTGTTTGCACTTCTCTACGAACTCTCTCGGCATGCGCTCAGGAAACAGAATTTCACCGGGATTGCGCAGTCGATACACATTACCGTTGAGTTCATGAATCTCTTCCTTTTCAGCCTCCATTGGGAAGCTAACTACGCGCCAGCGTTCCCCGCCCTCTTCAGCTAGTTTTAATAACTGTCCGGCGAGATCGTTTTGATGCCAGCGTGTCAGGATGATGACAATTCCGTTTATCTTCGGGTCAACACGAGTGAAGAATGTCGTGTCATACCAGTCCATCACCGCTTCCTGGTAAGTTGGAGACGATGCGGTTTTGTAATCTTTCGCGGGGTCATCAATAACCCCAATGTTCATACCCTGCCCGGTGATGCCACCGTTAACACCAGCAGAACGATATGAGCCGCCGTGTAGTTCGCCTTTGGCATCAACTGGTTCCCATAGCTCGGTTTTGTTGATGCCTCCCGCCAAACTGCGTCCTGAGGGTATTTTCACGTCAGGGAAAACATCAGCGTACTTATCAGAGGTGATAATGCGTTTAACGTCACGGCTCATTCGGTCTGACAGGTCAGAAGAATATGAGCACGAGATAATGTTCCATGATGGATGCTGTCCTAACACATACGCTGGGAAGCGGCGAGAGCACAACTCACTCTTTCCTGAGCGCGGAGGGGCAAACACCATTAGCCTGGGCATGTTTCCGGCTTTAACTTCATCCAGAAAGTGATCCAGCTCAGCACAAAGCAGCTCGTTAAACCAACCTGTTTCGTATTGCGGATTAGTGTACAAAGTGAAATCGAGAAGGCTTTTTCTTGCTGATCGGATAGCCAACTCTTTGTGCAACTCATAAATCTGAGCGTTTCGATTCAAGCTGATTGGAGCGCCTGCCATTACCAAGCTCCTTCAGTTTCTCTTCAAGTAACTCTTCTGACATATCGGCATAACGAACAGGCCCGCCATCAGCGCCAGTTATTTCTGTAGATGTTTGCTCTTTAAACGCCTGAACAGAAACATGCTTACCAAGAAGTTCGAGATTTTTGACCTTATCAGGCCATTTGATTTTCTTCAGGAGAGCAGCGCTATCAGCAGATGCCATCTCGACGACATCCATACCCGATAGAGTCGTTCTCCATACTTTGGGCCAGTCTTTAATCGGCTTCAGTTCGCCATTGGCAAGCAGAATGTCAAGCACGTCCATCTGATCGATTTCAGTCAGCCGTCGCAATACATAGGCAGCGTCTATACCTACCTCTTCATTGCGTTCAGCCTTTAGCTCAGCAATGCGATCTGCTATGTCAGGTTTTGACAGGTTCTCGCTACCAGTGGAGCGAGCAGTTTTCTCGCTGTAACCCGCCCTGATAGCTGCCTGAGTGGCGTTTAAATCTTTCAGGTACTCACGGGCAAACAGCTCTTGTTTGTCGGTGAGCTTTGCCATTATTTGTGCTCCGTTTATCCGTTAAAAGGGATATCAGTTAAGTTATCCCGTGTAGGGTATAAGCCATTGTCGAGACCACTCATTGAATGGTCTCTGCAATAACCGATGTCTTTCCATCAGTCCGCCACCACAAAGAATCTTTTTTGCCATAAGGCAGGAGGTTCATCTTTCAGTGGCTGCCAGTGTTATTTCCCCACTTTCTGGCTTGGGTTGTTTCGCTGTACTGCCGTAACTGGTTTCCCAGAATAAATTCTGGTTTCATTATCAAGCCCACCCGTAGATAGGCTTTGTAATGACATCTTCAATTAATCAGCAGTTCAGGCTGTGTCACCTGCAAGATGTATTCATGCTCGACAGCCAGGACACGCTTCTCTTTCTTCCGTTCGTTCATTAACCGACTGCCGATCGTACCTTTCAGCTTTGAGCGTGTTTCTTTGATGGCGTAGCGGTGCTGCATTTCTTCGCCAATTGCCATGCGGCGGCTCAGTTGCTCTGCCATCCAGTTGAATGCTGCGATATAGCTCTCCTTGATTGCCGCAGCAGCTTTCCCGGTGAACCCCATCACAACCATGATCCAGCCATCTTTCGTCAGGCTGTACATCGGGCGAACCTTGCCCTGCTCATCGATATAATCAGCCGACGCAAAATTGCGTTGGCTAAACTCACGCGAGCAATCAGCCTTAACCTGCTCGATTTTCCTGAGAACATCACCGTGTCGCTTGCCGAAGTACTTGGCAATTTTTCTGGATGTGGTAACGACCTCTCCGTTTTTGGCTTGCACCATTTCTCGGAAGTCGAAGGCTGGAATAACTGAATGATTATTCATAGCGTCTTTACCTTTTAGAAAGTGAGCCTGTCTCACAGAAAAGCCGCCCGAGAGAGGTCGCCACCTATAACGGCATTTCTCAGGCTCGCTTACTGAAAGGCTCTCGTTAATATGCGCGTGAGATGCGCTGTGAAATTCAGATATAAAAATCCCCGCGAATGCGAGGCTAAATCCTGGTATTTGTAATAAACTGGCTCTTATCTCAACGCAGCCCCTTACCGCGCGCCAGATGCTCAACTTCAAGCATCAGCAATGAGATGTTTAATCTGGATTCACTCCAGAAGTGATCACCACCCTGTCTACAGAGCCAGATGTGAAGGATGATGAGTAAAATTATCGCTATCATCGAAGGCATTGCGTCCTGATGTATTCCTGCAGGTAGTTAACCTGCGCGGTTATCTTGTCGATTCCACTTCGGAGACGGTAATAATTGAGTTCAGCATCTGCTGTAAGTCTTGGGCTTTCTCCATCGCCCATGCTGCTGGCTCCGGTCGTTGACTTTGCACAGGTGGCGGCGACTTGCAGGCGCTTACGACCAGCAGAAACATCAGCACGGAGACTTTCGATAGTCGCGTTAGCATCAGCAAGCTCCTTTGTGTATCTGGCGTCGAGTTCTGCTACATCACGTTGACGCTTCTGCATGTCAGCGATAGTGGATGCGGCTTTGTCGCGCTGGGCTTTGTAGGTAATGGCGTTATCACGGTAATGATTAACAGCCCATGACAGGCAGACGATGATGCAGATAACCAGAGCGGAAATAATCGCGGTTAATCTGTTCATGCCTCAATCTCTCTGACCGTTCCGCCCGCTTCTTTGAATTTTGCAATCAGGCTGTCAGCCTTATGCTCGAACTGACCATAACCAGCGCCCGGCAGTGAAGCCCAGATATTGCTGCAACGGTCGATTGCCTGACGGATATCACCGCGATCAATCATCGGTAAAGCGCCACGCTCTTTAATCTGCTGCAATGCCACAGCGTCCTGGCTTTTCGGAGAGAAGTCTTTCAGGCCAAGCTGCTTGCGATAGGCATCCCACCAACGGGAAAGAAGTTGGTAACGTCCGGCGGCTGTTGATTTGAGTTTTGGGTTTAGCGTGACAAGTTTGCGAGGGTGATCGGAGTAATCAGTGAATAGCTCTCCTCCTACAATGACGTCATAACCATGATTTCTGGTTTTCTGCCGTCCGTTATCAGTTCCCTCTGACCACGCCAGCATATCGAGGAACGCCTTACGTTGATTATTGATTTCCACCATCTTCTACTCCGGCTTTTTTAGCAGCGAAGCGTTTGATAAGCGAACCAATCGAGTCAGTACCGATGTAGCCGATGAACACGCTCGTTATATAAGCGAGATTGCTACTTAGTCCGGCGAAGTCGAGAAGGTCACGAATGAACCAGGCGATAATGGCGCACATCGTTGCGTCGATTACTGTTTTTGTAAACGCACCGCCATTATATCTGCCGCGAAGGTACGCCATTGCAAACGCAAGGATTGCCCCGATGCCTTGTTCCTTTGCCGCGAGAATGGCGGCTAACAGGTCATGTTTTTCTGGCATCTTCATGTCTTACCCACAATAAGGGGATTTGCTCTATTTAATTAGGAATAATGTCGATTACTGATAGAACAAATCCAGGCTACTGTGTTTAGTAATCAGATTTGTTCGTGACCGATATGCACGGGCAAAACGGCAGGAGGTTGTTAGCGCAGCCTCTTGCCACCCGCTTTCACGAAGGTCATGCGTAGAATGCCGCAGCGTAACTATCACTGATGAATTCAGGACATCCAGTGGCTACGGCTCAGTTATGGTGCTGGTTAACGGACTTGAACCGCTACCCATTCGCTTACAAGGCGACCGCTCTACCATTGGAGCTAAACCAGCATATTTGGCGGGACAGCGTGGACTCGAACCACGATAAGAAGGTTAACAGCCTTCCGTAATGACCTTTATACGACTGACCCAAATAAAAAAAGCCACCGTTGCAACTTAAGAGTCACTAACGGCAGCTTATGCGAATAGTGTTGCTCATTTGCTCAATGATGTCAACACGTTCTATGCTACATGTTTAATTTTCTCTACACGTTTCCGGTTTTTAAACGCACTATCCAGAACCGGGTAAATCATAAACAACGAGGCATTGAGGATTTCGTCAACTTCCCGTCGACAGGTTGCGAGCGATGGTTTTTGAATGCGCCCGCCGCCCCGGCATAACATCTTGCGAGGTCTTGCGACGCGATGATAGTAAGATGCAATGGCGTGCTTGGAAGAGCCGTGGGCGTAGTAGCTGAGGAGGATGCCAAAGGCTTTCTTGTCAATGTACATGACGGAATCGACGACCTGAGAAATCAACATTCCATCATCATCATTACACATTGGCCTTGTCATAACTCTTCCCGGCTCTACGCTCTCCATGAACTTAGCTATTACGCTGCTCATGCGCTTTTCCAGACGACCTGAATAAACCCATGCGCCCCACAGTTCAAGCCAGCCATTCAGCCACTCGTGCTGTTCTTTGGTGAGGTTTAGTTCTCTTATGCCCATGCGCCTTCTCCCTGTACCTGAATCAATGTGAGGTTTCCGCAGAACACTGCGCCGGTATCGATATACATCTGGTTGGCAAACTTGAGTGGTTTCACTGCTGGCGTATGACCAAAGATGAACGTGTCCGCGCCTTTGATTTCTTTCACGATCCCGTCTTGTGAGTTGCTGATTCGTTCGCGGTTCCAGATTACCTGCTGATGATCAACTGGCTTTCCAAACTCGTATTCGTCACAAGGATAATCGGCGTGGCAGATGACATATTTTTTATCTTTGCTCACCAGTTCGATGATTAACGGAAGTTCATCTGCTTTATGGGCAAGAGCTTTAGCCAGAATTTCTTTGTCGTAATCGAGATTAAAGAACCATCCACCGCCATTAAGCATCCAGTGATTGACGTTTCCGCGCTCTGATAAGCCATCAATCATCATTTGCTCATGGTTTCCATGTAGTGGTCAACAAAAACTGGCCACCGCTTTAGAGTTTTTCCAGTATCGGTTTTCCGATTCATTTGGTGGCA